TTGCTGTTCTAGAAAATTTCCGCAAAATGCTTTCTGTTGATATGATTATGGCAAGCGAAGGAATTCGTGATGCTGTAATTGACGGAAAGACAAAAATAGATGAAGCTGTTAATCAGCTTGAAGTTGCTAACAAGGAGATCAATAATCTTAGCGAAGAGAATAAGAAGCTTAAAGCTGCTGTTCTCTTAGAAACGAAAGTTTCCGATCTCGATGAAAAAGAGAAGAAGTATATGAAAAGAATGCTCTCTCAAAAGTCATACGAGTTCATTAAAGAAAATTTCGATTACACGCTTAAGATGCTTGATACCGCCGAAGTTGAGCGACTTGGAAATCTAAAAAGAGAAGCAATCACAGAGACTGTGACTAAAGAAGTTGATCGTCCTGTGGTGGCTGAATCAGTTGAGTTGAAGGATGAAAATGATCCCTCTTTTAATTCTTACCTGAGTGAATTAGGTAAATATTAAGTTTTACTAGATTTCTGAGGGCTATGCCCTGAAAAGAATTATAAGGTCGACAATACACAAAGGAAAATTAATTATTATGTCAAAACAAATCCGTCCTACACAGGCTTACATTGATGAGTCACGCGCTAAGGTTCTTCTCGAGAAGTGGGGTCCAGTATTGGATTACTCCTCAGATAACGTTCGCGCAATTGAAGACGATCACACTCGCTTAAACACCGCCATCCTCCTGGAAAACCAAGAGAAGTGGTGTTTTGAAGCCAGCAACGTTGCTGGTGGCACAAGCAATGTATTTGGTGGTCCTGCTGCTGGCGCCGGTTACTATGGTAACCAGTTCCCTTCGCAGAATGACTCCGCATACGCTGCTGGCGATGCTCGTCTCCCTAAGATCCTCATTCCCATGATTCGCCGTACGTTTCCTGAGTTGATCACTAACGAAATCGTTGGTGTGCAACCCATGAGCGGCCCAGTAGGTCTTGCTTTTGCTTTAAGATATAAGTACGAAGGTTCATCCCTCGGTACACAGGTCAACGGCGGCGACGGCTCACTCGGAAGTTCCGATAATGCCTCACCTGCTGCTGCACAATCATCTGGTGCCGAGTTGGGCTATCAATACCTCGATACGCGCTTCACTGGTACGTCTGCCGGAACTCTTTCCGGTAACTCGTATTTTGCAATGTTGCCGCAGGATCAAGGTGTTGCACAATTGCTCAGTCAGTTTGAGCTAACTTCAAAGATTCCGCAGGTTGTTGTGAGTTTCGAAAAGACTGCTGTTGAAGCAGGAACTCGTAGACTTTCAGCCCGCTGGTCTGTAGAGTTAGAGCAGGATCTTAAGAATATGAATGGCATCGATATCGATACCGAACTCACCAACGCTATGTCGTATGAGTTGCAGGCCGAAATTGATCGCGAAATGATTATTCGTATGATCCAAACCGCCCTTAATGCCGGATTAGGAACAGGCTTCTCAGTCTGGTCTCCTGCTTCTGCAGATGGTCGCTGGCTCGTTGAACGTAATCGTGACTTCTATCAGAGACTAATTGTTGAGGCTAACAGAATTGCTGTTCGCAATCGTCGTGGTGCTGCTAACTTTATTGTTGGTACGCCTCGTGTTTGCGCCATCTTGGAAATGCTCCCTGAATTTCAGTGGGTACCGGTCCAAGGCAATGTTAACACTCAGCCAGTTGGTGTCGCAAAGGTAGGCTCGCTTGGTGGTCGTTTTAATGTTTATCGTGACACACGCACAGAAGCTCAATTTGAAGCTGGTGCAGGTGGTAACTATGCTGGTAAGGGCCCGTTCCCTGCCGGTACCACTCGTACCCCGCCTCGTCTTGAGTATGCACTCCTTGGTTACAAGGGTCCTGAATTCTATGACACTGGTATCATCTATTGTCCATATATTCCGGTCATGGTGCAGAGAACGATTGGTCCTAATGATTTCTCACCTCGTGTTGGTCTATTAACCCGTTATGGTGTTGTAGATAACATCTTTGGTGCGAATCTTTATTATCACGTTATCATTGTGTCTGGTCTCCGTGTAGCATTTACGCCTGGAACACAAGCCGTCTACTTCTAAGAAGTAGTTGGGATTAACAAAA